CAGTGTATCCCAGTGGCGAGATACCATTTTACAATGTAGAAGATCGCATTTTTCCATCAATGCTTAATTCATTCAAGGAAACAAATGTGAAATTAGACACTTGTTTGGATGCTGTCACTGGATTGTGTGATGACATCAAAGTTGGAACTCAACATCTCGTTTCAACTAGTGCTAATGTTTCGCATATGTTGGAGACGAATGTTACGAAAATGGAAAACTCAGTCTCGGATTTTCTTACTAGACTGACGTGTTCTGGGGATACTATGGAAAGTGTTACTACCATAATTCTCCAGTCACTTCAGGTCTATAGTAATCCTAAAGTTTCAACAATTTGCTTATCAATTGCTCAAATTCTCGTTAGTACTAAGCTCTTTATCTTCGATAATATTTCTAAAGCTGTCAAATACTTAACACCTATTTTTAGTAATCTTATGGGTGATGGTATTAGTCCTTCAATGGAAGTTCCAAATGACAATAATGCGCTTATTGAATTCTCAATATACTTAACTAGTTGGTTGTGTGGTTGTTTAGCCATTAACAAGGAAGCGAGAAGAAGTATTGTAGGTGTCTCTAAGCATGTTATTAGTAATAGTTTCATGCAAGGGATTGACGTCCAAACTAAAGTCTTAAAATTTTTAGAAAATGTTTTAAAATACTTAAAGAAAACTATGGTTTTTATTTTAGAAAAATTTTTTCCTGAATGCAGTTGGTTAGATTCTCTTAAAAATGGTGCATTTGTGCGCTGGTTAAATTATGCTGCAGCTTTTTCAGATCCAATGTTAATCGCAAAAATGAAGACAGATAACTCTTTGGTTAAAGCTTTATATACCCTCATTCATAAGGGTGATCAATATTTAATAAATTGTGAGAATCCTCTAATTAGACCCAAAATTATGACTTATCTTTCTGGTATGAAAGCTATAAGGAAAGACCTCGTAGCTCTTGGAACTAGTCCCGTGCTAAATTTGATCCTTTTGTTTTTTATATTGCTGGTCCTAGTGGTATTGGTAAATCTTATGCTGCAAAAAAAATAATTAATATGATTAATCAACGTATTTTAAAGTTACCTCAAGTTAATATTTTTACAGTTCCTGTCGATGCCTTCTGGGAAGGATATTCTTTAAACCCCATAATTGTGTTTGATGATTTTGGTCGTACGACACCTTTGGATGTTCAAGTTTCGGACCAGGCACGTTTGAGATGCATGAAAGGACCAGCCGATGCTATAATTCCTAAAGCCTTTGCTGATAAGGGGACGACTTCTGTGGCACGTTTAATACTATGTCTATCCAACAGAGCTTATCCACTTATAAACAACATGGATGATGAAGTTGTTTGTAATGGTAGAGATGTAGTTGTTAGAGCTGCTGCAGACTTTTCTAATTTCACAAGGTGTACTAAATGTCTTAAGTTTGATATAAAATGTGCTTTGTGTCGATCTATTAAAGTTAACACTGACATGCTTGATGAATTAAGTCACCTCAGATTTAAAAGATTACCTGTTTTAGCCACGGATCAAACTCAATCAGAAAAGCGTTACCCCCAAGTTCATACATTGGAGACACTCTTAGAATCACTATATCCTGAAATGGAGGCATATTACGCAGCTGCGAATAAGCGTTATGCCGCTGATGTAAGAGAGAAGTTAGATTTAGATCCTGAAGACGATATAAGTGATTTTATAATTCCTCAAAAGCCTTTTGAAATGGTCACTCAAATTTTCAATGATAAAGAACTTGATGAATGTTTTGATACTTTCAAGAAAAACGTTAATTTAGAAACTTATAATAATAAAAGTTTTCGAGTAAATTATGCTGATGCTGCAGTTCGTATGGCAGATCTTAAAAGTAAAATGAGAACTGTAGAGCTTGCAGAAAGTTCTAGTTTAGATCCAAATGTTAAACCTTTTAATGTAGCCGTTCAAAATTTTGTCTTTTCCGATGATTGTGCTTCAACATCTAAACAAGGGCCTCCAACTATAGAAATAAATCCATCTTTTATAGACATACCCAGACCTTCGATGAGAACTTTAACATTCCATGAACTTTTCTCTACTGATAAGAAAGATTGTGAACATTATGCGATATACTCAACACTTGGGGCTCTCCCAGATCTTGAATTTGATAAAGATCAAAAACCCATCTGGGGGAAATGTGACAAGAAGAAGTGCAATTGGAAAAATTCGATAGAAGCTTTAGAATTTTCAAAAAATTTGGTGATGAGTGTTGCGCAAAAAATGTTTTTCCTCAAAATTTTCCGTTATACTACATTAGACATGAATTGATGTGCTATCAAGAACTTCGTAATGAACAAGAAAGAATTTTAAACACTTCAAAATGGCAGTTAATTACTCAATATCAAAATTCAATAGCCTTAGCTCTTACTGCCATTGGTTTTGCTGCGACTGCTACATTTTTGTACAGAATGGCTATAAAACCAGCAAGAAACCCAACAATGAATATTGTTAATGAAGGAGACATCAAGCCAGCAGCTCGTAGTGAGTATGATGGTGGTAAAGGTTTTAAAGTCAAATTTTTGCAAAGGGGAACAAAAGTTAGAAAAGTAACTAGTAACCTTATAAAGAAAGCACCTGGGGTTTCGATGAGTCCACATCAACCAGCAACTAGGTTTCTGAATAAATTTTCATCATCTAAAATGGACATTGTTTATAAAGGGAAAGTCTGGTGTTCTGCTGTGTGTGTTTCTCCTAAAATCTATTGGACTCAGTTTCATGCTTTAAGTCACTTATTTCATATTGTTGCTGAAGATCTCAAAGCAACTTATGAAAAGTTTAAAAAAGAAGGTAAGGATACTAATACGCACGACACCATGATTTCTGTTCATGATCTCCATAAATTAATTTTTGTTAAAATAGGAGTAAAGGGTACTGCTGTTAAAATTGAGGTTCCTCCATACGTGTTTCTTCAAGACATGAATAAAAACATCTTCTATGCTGATAAAGATGATAAAGTTCTATTTAATTTCGATCACAAGAACTTTAATTGCACAGATTTATATTCAAACATCGTTTCGGAAGGTAGTAAAGTTGACTACAATGACTGCTATATCGTTCGGTCTAGACCACAAATAGACAAGAGAAAACCATGGAATGATATAACAATGGCTAGTCATGTAGTTGAATTGAATGCTAATTGGAGTTATGAGACAAAAGACACACCATGGTGTGTTGATGAAAAAGGGGAACCTATTAAGCTCGCTGTTGAGCTTAGTGGGTTTCGCTGCCATAATCCATTTGAAGAAAATGAGTATAAAGTGATGTGTGGTAGTCTTTTGGTTGACGGTAAGAGCGAAAGTTATTGGTATTATGAGTGCTTCCAGTTCTAAGTGCTTATATTTCAATGCTATCTCTACTCAATTATTGAAGGAAATTGGTGTTGACCCTGTGACTGAAGCCTTGATACACACTGTTGATAATGAAGAAGCCTATGAACCAATATTACCAGCCTGTATATCTGAGATTGGTGATGTTCGTGCCTTAAAACCTAAAATCCACATGTATCATAGTGTTAAGACCCAAATTAGACCATCAATATGTCATGAGTTATTTTGCGAAGCCCAAAGGAGCCCGGTGGAAATATCAACAGATGGAGACAAAGGACAGAGTAGTTTCAAGAGAGCTATAGTAAATTACATCCCACATAAGGACATTGGAGAGAGAGTGTTGGAAATGGCGGCAAGCGATTTAAAACTTTTGTACATGACAGCGCGAACGAATTTGGAATATCAATCTGTGAGGAGTATGAAAGAAGCAGTCTGTGGTATTGAGGGCATTGTTAAGAGTATTAACATGAATACAAGTCCTGGTATGCCTTGGATTATCAAAGGTGGAAAGAAGAAAGATCTTGTTTTTTATTCTGAAGGTGTCTATGATGGCATTGCTCCAGATTTAGAAAAGGTTCTTAGTTTGGAGATGGAAATGATGAAGAGTGGTATTGTACCTTTTACAATTAGTGCTATTTCACACAAAGATGAGTTGAAAGAAGATCCCTCTAAGGTTCGTTTGATCCAAGGTAGTCCATTATCATTTACTTTGCACAGTCGTCAATACTATATGGATGCTCTAAATGCTTTTACAGTTGATCGTAATCGTTTGGAGCATGCTGTTGGAATTGATGTTTACTCCAATGAGTGGCATGATCTAGCAACCTCCCTCTTATCGTATGGTAACAACATCTGTGTTGGAGATTTTAGTAAATTTGGACCCCGTCTTAATACTAAAATGTTAAGACATGTAAATGACATTCACAATTCTTGGTACACTGCGCGAGGCGAGACTGAAGAAGAAAAACACATAAGAAGTATGCTTGGTGAGCGGATATTGGATAGTGATAACATCGCCTATGGTTTCATTTTCAAAACATTGTGTGGTGCACCTTCTGGTAACATCAAAACTGTCTTCAACAATACAACATGTAACCAATTGTATTTTCGCTGCGCTTGGATTGAGATCATGTCTAAGCTCAAACCCGATTTGGCAAATGTAATGAAGTTTTCAGAATATGTAAAGTTCTATTGTTATGGTGATGATGTTATTTTTTCTGTTAAGGATGAAATTAAGGAAATTTTTAACAATGAGACATTATCGCAATATTTTGAATCAATCGACATTAAATATACCGACACAACGAAAGATGGGACCATCAGAAAATATTGCAGCTTGTTAGAATCTACTTTCCTGAAGAGAGGTTTTAAACTCTTTGAGAGTGGCACAGTAGGTGACATCTGGATAGCGACAGTTACTGAAGAACAAGCCTTCGATATGATGAATTGGTATAGAAAACAAAAGAATGTGTCCGAACTTGAAAACCCAACTTACAAAATTAAAGCCGTCATTGATAACGCTGGTAACTCGTTAAGAGCTTATTGGTGTTTTGGACGCGAAAAATACAACAATTATCAAATGAAGTTGATATCCTATATTAGTGATTATATAGGTAAACATTATCCTAATCAACTTTTTGATATGAAACCAATAATGCTTAGTTTCGAAGCATTACAAGAAGAATATGGTATTCCATATTATAAAAAAGACCTAGCTAAAATAACTGAAGATCCAATGTTGCTAGGCATTGGAATTTGCGACTAAGCCCTTGTAGCTTACGTTCACACTTAAACGTGGAGCGATGACCTAAATGAGACATCCCAAAAAGTGTAATATTTCAATAATCTAAAAT